AGCTGGGAGACCATCGTGCAGGTCGATCTGGGTGCGGATAAGCCGGAAGGTGAACGCTACGCCTATGCTGCCAAGCTATACGACACCAACGTGGTCACTTGGTACCCAGACAGCACCATGGGGGTCAAGGTAGACACGTACCACACACCCATAACCGCTAAGTTTATTCACGAGGTGTCGCCGCTGAGCTGTTGCAAGACTAACCGCAAGCTGTGGGTGTGGTCATACGGCACAGGTAGCGAGTCTATAAAGTATCCAGTGCCGTACAAAGATGAGCTGCGTATGCGACGGCAAGACGACGGGGCATGGGCCCCGCTTGAAGGCTATACCCCCAAGGTGCGCCGCACCGACCGCAAGGCCACTAAGCCGCTGCAACAGCAGGTCGCACCGTTTCTCAACTGGGCCAAGGCGTTCCTGTCTATGGCCGACGGGGCGATACAGCCTGAGACCTACGCACAGGTGCTTGAGGTTAAGGTAACAAAATACGGCACCGAGCTTCATGGGTGGGAGCGCACCGAGCTTAAGCTTCCCGCAGACGTTGCGCAGCGGTTGGGCATTGCGGATACCCATGTGTTTACGCTTGTAAATAACAAAGGTGAAAAGGCGCTCAAGGCAGTACTTAGCCTCACTGAAGATGATTACCTGCCGTTCTTGTGCTTTATAAGCCTCGCTTCGTCTTCGTTTCAAGCTGCACCTGCGATGGATAAAGTTATACACCCTGTGCACGTCAACTACGGCAAGCTCAAGGAGTGGGTATACAAACTTATACGCAACGCGCCGCAGTCCAGCATGGAGGTGGACTTCACACCAAGTGCCAAGATATCCCGAAACATGGTGTAGGCCATGTGCCTGTAAGTTTTGTAGATGTTGACAAACTAGTAAACATTGTTTACAATAGCTATAACAGTTGGCAAAAGACTAACTGAAACATGAGGAGTGCAATATGTCTGCGATTAACTTCGGGACTTCGGTGTCCCTGTCTGACTTTGCCCACGCGGTTGCTTGTGTGGGGCATCAGGTAACCATCATCGGCGAGGGCGAGATGGGCATCGGCAAGAGCGCGACGCTCAAGACTCTGGCCAAGATGATGCCCAACCACACCCCTGCGTATATCGACTGCACCTTGCTGGACTTGGGCGACTTTGCCTTGCCGTTTATCGAGCAATGGGACCCCGATGCGCACAGTGAGTCTACCGGTCAACGCATTATCACCCCCACCGGACTCAAGATCACCCGCTTTGCGCCCAACGCACGGTTCAAACTCCATCTGGGTCAGCCGGTTATCGTCATGCTGGACGAGCTGGGCAAGGCGATGAAGTCGGTCAAGAACGTGCTGCTGACTCTCATGCTGGAGCATCGTATCGGTGATCATTACTTGCCCGAGGGTAGCATCGTGTTTGCTACTACCAATTTGGGTGCCGAGGGTGTGGGCGACTTTCTTGAGCCCCATGCTCGCAATCGTGCGGCCAAGGTGAGGATCGGTAAGCCTGACGCGGATCAGTGGGTGAACGACTACGCTATCCCCCATAACTTGGATGCGACCGTGATCGCATGGGTCAAGCAGTTCCCGCATTGCTTGGCTGCGTTCGATGATCCGTCGCAGCGTGACAACCAGTACATCAACCATCCGGGTCGAGCGGGTCAGGACGCATGCGTAACTCCCCGCACCTTGGAGAAGACATCGTGCATCGTGTCTAAACGCGCCGTGCTGGGTGAGACCACAACCCTGTCCCTGCTGGCTGGCACTATCGGGCAGGCTGCTGCGCGTGACATGCAGGCGTTCTTGACCGTGGCAGATAAGCTCCCGACATGGGAGGCAGTCATCTCGTCACCGTCAACGGCCAAGCTCCCGACTGACGTGGTGGCTAAGTGCATCATGGTGTTTAGTGCAGTGACCCGTGTCGAGCGCGATACGCTGGACAAGTGGATGGAGTACTTGGGCCGCATGGACAAGGAGTGGCAAGCCCTGTTCGGTAAGAGCGTGATGCGCAGCCCCACTAAGCAGTCGTTCTGCGTGACTAACCGGTCCTTCAAGGACTGGGCACTGGCTAACGAGTACCTGTTCTAAAGCAAACAGATGTTTATAAGGAGAGTGCGATGGGCAAGATGACGCTAATGCTGAACTACACCAACTACGTATTGGATGAGAACGTAGCCATCGAGATGTTCAAGCTACTCAACAAAGGCGGCGTCGAAAGACTGGAAAGTAAGTGGGACAGTGAGACTAAGACAAGCACTGTATACCTGATGCGTATGAAAGATGACATCTGTCTCAAGCGCATGGACCCCGAGCAATACGCAGTCTTGAAGCTAGCAACCGCAGCAATAGAGGAACAGAGCAAATGAGTAAGTTATCTGTAGAGCAGCGTGTCCAGAAGGCACACGTATGGTTGATGGGTCAGGCTGACTACTGTCTGTACTCCGGCATCATCATGCTGGGCAAGACCGAGGTGAATGACACCGTGCCGACAGCCTGTACCGATGGGCGCAACACCCAGTACGGGCGCAAGTTCTGCGACAAGCTCAACGATAAAGAGCTGCGTGGCTTGATCCTGCACGAGAACCTGCACAAGGCGTTTAGCCACCTCACCACGTGGCGCAACCTGTGGGATAAGAACCCGAGGCTGGCGAACATGGCCTGTGACTACGTGATCAACCTGATGATCCACGACAGCGACCCCGACAGTAAGAACGTCAAGCTGCCCGAGGGTGGGTTACTGGATGAGAAGTTTCGGGGTATGGATGCAAACACTGTTTACAAGTTGCTTGAGCAAGACCCGCCTGATGAGGACGAGGGAGGCGGTGGTGGTGGGGGTCTGGATGACCATGACTGGGAGGGTGCCAATGGCATGACCGCTGCTGAGAAGGAGCAGTTGGCTCGTGATATCGACCAAGGCTTGCGTCAAGGTGCTCTGCTGGCTGGCAAGATGAAGGGCAATGTGCCGCGTGAGATTACCGATGCACTGACTCCCAAGGTTGACTGGCGCGAGGCGCTGCGTGAGTTCGTCACATCATTCTGTCAGGAGCGCGACGAGGCAACATGGCGCAGGCCATCTCGCAGGTGGATCGGGCAGGACGTGTACATGCCGTCGATGATCGGTGAGTCGGTGGGTAGGCTGGCTGTGTGTATAGATATGTCAGGCTCTATCGGTACCGAGCAGATCGGGCAGTTTCTAGGCGAGGTCAAGGCTATCTGCGAGACGGTGCGGCCCGAGGGTATCGACTTGCTGTACTGGGATACGCAGGTGTGCCAGCACGAGACATACGAGCAGAGCCAGCTCGACCAGTTGGTGGCTAGCACTAAACCTGCCGGTGGTGGGGGCACTGACCCGCAGTGCCTACCTGACTACTTGCTGGACAAGAAGCTCAAGCCCGAGTGTGCGGTCATCCTGACTGACGGGTACGTGAGCTCATGGGGTACGGGCTGGCCGTGTCCTACGCTGTGGGGCATCACCACTAAGAACATCGTGTCGCAGGTTGGCAAGAGCGTGAGTGTCGTGTGATGAACGACGTCGTTGGGTGGGTGTCGCGTGAAGACATGTATGTAGTCGTGAAGCCTCGGTACGGTGTTTACTACAAGGCGGTAACGGCTAGCTACGCAGGATACCTATATTCAGAACCTGAGACTTTCTCTGAACCTTTGCCACTTGATGAGGCTGAGGCCATAGCTAAGTTGATGAACGCAGCAGAGGAGGAGTGATGAGCGACGATGGTACTTGTACTTATACGGTCCATAAATACTACGCACTTAAAGGGCACGGTTATCTTAAAGAGCCTATTAGCTCCTTCATACTTGCGGGGGGCAAACGATACCAACCAATAGCAGAAGGGGTATCTCTTGAAGAAGCAAAAGCTTTAGTCATGTTGCTCGATTCAAATTTGGAGGAGTGATGCCGATAAAAGAAGGATGGGCCTTGGTTAAGTATCGGTGGATGGATCGAGGCTCTAAGGTTCATTTGCGATACCAAGGCGTACGTGTGGAGATGCTACGTAACAACCACAACATCCATGAGGACGAGGTGGTAGCTAGTGGGCTAGAGCTTGAAGAGGCCGAAGCCATGTTGAAGTTGATACCTGATGAACAACGTAAACAACTATTGAGGAGTGACCCATGATTCAGAATAGCTCTGTATTGGTAGACCTGAACCTCGGTGTGTGGACAGGTCGCAAGATGGATAAGAAAGTGTCGGCGCAGATCGACCAAGACAACAACACCAAGGCCAAGGCCGGTAACTACCACAAGAAACTGATGGCCGGTACCGCTGCACTGGACAACCTGCACAACGTGGTGGGGCGCATCCGCTTTTGGCACTACGACAACACCCTGCCATGGTCGGACAACGGGCAACGCCTGCTGCCTATGGTCAACTTCTTCAACTACAAGCAGAAGATGAATGAGTTCAAGGATGAGTTTGTAGATGCAGCGGAGAAGTTTTACACGGAGTACCCCAACCTTGTGGCGGTCGCAGCCTTTACCCTGACTAACCTGTTCGAGGCTACCGACTACCCGACTGTGGATAAGTTACGTAGTAAGAACTATTTCCGTGTGATGTTCAGTCCGGTACCTGACTCTGGTGACTTCCGTGTGGGCATACCCGACGAGTACCGCAAGGAGCTGGAGCAGATCAGCAAGGACCGTGAGCAGGCGGCTATGCAGGACTTGTGGGACAGGCTGCACACTGTGCTCAACCACATGAGCGAGAAACTGGCGGGGCAGAACAAGCAGATCTTCCGCGACACCCTGCTGGACAACGCAGTGGAGCTGTGCGCCATGCTTACTGTGCTCAACGTGACCAATGACGCCAAGCTGGAGCAGGCCCGTCAGGAGTTGGAGAAGACGCTGGTTGGGCTCGATGCCAAGGACCTGCGTAAGAATGATTCACTTCGGCTCGATACCAAGGCACGAGTGGATGAGATCTTGTCGATGTTCTAATAGTTGCAACCTTTAGGAGGGTGATGTATGTTGCATCTATGAGGAACATTAAAAAGATGGTGAGTGTGGCGTTTGATGAGTTGGGCGAGATACGGGATACGTTCTACCTGCTCAACAACGCCAAGTCAGACTGCCATCGTATAACTGCACCCCTACCGCGGTATGTATTGGAACGTATAGCACTGATGCGTATTCGGCGCGGGGACTACACCGACACTCCAACAGGCAGATGGATAGGCAAGCAACACTTAATCATCTACTTGTCTACGGATGAGTACAAAGGAATCAGGAGTGCGATCAATGGCTACACCGGAAAGCCACGTGAAAGACGCAGTAAAGCGAGTACTGAAGCGACTCAATACCTACTATTTCATGCCCCCGATGAACGGGTATGGGGCGTCAGGGGTACCTGACATCGTTGCTTGTCTTGACGGTAAGTTCATAGCTGTGGAGTGCAAGGCCAACGGCAACAAACCTACCATGCTGCAACTTAAGAACCTCAAAAGCATTGTTGCAGCAGGTGGGTACGCGTTTGTAGTGGACGATACATCTGTGGGTATTTTTACAATGATGATGGACTCAATCGTCAACGGAGTGCTCAATCGTGATGATGTAATTGACTTAACGAAGACATGAGATCACGACCTACTGACGGTACCTATAAACGTATATTGAGGCGGATGTCTACGTACTACGCGCTGAGCGTATACGACATAGCCGATCACTTTGAGTTCTCCTACCGACATGCGTACAGGTACATCACACGGCTAGAAGAGGATGAGGTGATCTACGCAAGGTACAAGCACAAGGGACGTTACTACTATTCATTGGTTAGAGAGAGGGTACATGCAACTAGAAAAGGTCACATCCGCATTAAGGCTCGCGCATAAGGCAGGGCTTGACGGCGTAGACCTGTTAGTGCTGGCAGAGATTCTTGCCAAGCAAGCGCAGGGGGGCGAGGTAACTATCATGAAGATCTCGCTAGGCAAAGGCGTGGCATCGTTTGGAACCATCCATGCGCGAGTGCAACGCCTGATCCGCAAGGGCTACCTGACCAAACGGGTAAGCACCATCAACCAAAGGTACAAGCCAATAGAGCAAGGCCCGAAGTTGGTTAAGTTTTTAAGCTCGTTGGAAGATCTTATATAAACACTGTTTACAAGGAGAGTGCACATGAACAAAGATAACGTGAACAGCCCTGACCACTACAAGGTTGGCGGCATCGAGACCATCGACTTCATCGAAGCCAAGCGTCTGAACTACAACTTGGGCAACGTGGTCAAGTACATCACCCGTGCAGATCACAAGGCTAACCGGCTGGAGGATTTGCAGAAAGCTAGGTGGTACTTGGTGCGTGAGATTGCCCAGCTTGAAATGGATGCCCCTTTTGACAGCGCCAAATTTGATGCTGACATGAAGGCTTTCGCGCTACGTAAGGCAGCGGAGGTTAAGGCAGCGGAGGTTAAGGCAGCGGAGATTGTGAAACAACTGTCCTTGCCGATTCCCAAAGCACACAAGCCACAGCGGTACGGGCATAACACTCTGTTGGCGTTGAGCCGCAGAAACAAAGACCGCATGCCAGCAGCAGGCACGATCCTGTTCAAGGCGTGGCAGTCAATTGAAGACTTGCTTAGCTCTGGCCCTGCCTATCGTAAAGATCTGACCGCTACACTTGAGATCGCGCACCCCAGATCCAACCTGAGTAAGTACATCACGATCTTTCTGGATCGTGGGCTGCTCAAGGTGGTGGGATGAAAAACTTTGCATATGGGTGGATTGCTTGCGGGATCTTAGTGGCAGCACATGAGAATCAGTGGGGCGGGGTGATCTTTCTGTGTGCGCTGGCTGTCATCAACGGACTGCTGTGGGCAGGGCACCATGAAGAGTGAAGACTGGGCGTTGTGCTTTGTTATCGGTGCGCCGGTCTTCCTGCTGCTGTGGATCATCACTGCTGTAAGACTATACAGAGAGGAGCGGGACTATGAGTAAGTACACCCCGGGGCCGTGGATCGCTGTTGGGTGGATGGTCGAAATTGCAAACGACAAGAAACCAGACATCTGCACCACAAATCAACACCAATTTGATCAAGGCTATTTAAGACGAAGTATGAGCGAGCAATTAGCCAACGCTCGTTTGATTGCCGCTGCACCTGACCTGTTGGAGGCGCTGCAAGCAATGACTGAAGCATTCCTTGACACCGAAGGAAGTCACGGTTCGGTCGAGTCTGATGCGATGGACAAGGCTTATGACGCCATTGCCAGAGCAACAGGAGATAATCCATGACCCTGCGCGATTACTTTGCGGGGCAGGCTATACAAGCCGTGTTTGCAAAAAACTGGGAGATGTTCCTAGATAACACATTCCAATCCCCAGAAGAAGTGCCGCATGAGGTAGCACGGGATGCGTATGCCATCGCAGACGCAATGCTTGCAGCGCGTGAGGTGAAGCCATGACCCGCGAAGATGTGATCCGCATTGCTATCGAACTGCTGCAACGCTGCGAAAACGAAATGCGGTATGCAGGCTGGGACAAGTTCCAGTCTGACAACACTGCAAGAAACGGCGTGTATGAGCAAGTGAAACAGTTTCTGGAGAAGCAGCCATGACCCGCAAACCAGCGACACCTAACGAATGGGACTATGAACGGCGCATGATGTTGGATCATATCCGTGCCCTGCTGCTGACCCCCACAGACAAAGAGAGTCGGCGTAAGGCTCTGTTCCACCTGACGGAGATCTTTGAGGACGAGGGTCTAGAGGATGTGAAGCCGTGAGTTACGACAGATCAAAGATCACGCATAACCTGTCCAGTGGAGACAAGGTGCGGGTGAAGGGTTTTAGAACTATCTCAACCGTTCAGGAACTTCAACCCAAAGAGCATTGGGAGAATTGCGTTCTGTTGACTGAACCCTTGAGGGGCTGGAAGCACTGGGATGCTCACGATCTGGAGAAAGTGTGAAATGAACAAACTGGTAGAGGCTGCACAAGCCCTAGTCGATGCGATAGATGAAGGCCGTCCGGTAGATCTTGAGTTGCAGATGCTGCGCAAAGAGTTGAGCATCCCGCAAGAGTCAGGCTGGCAGTTCAAGACCGTAGGCTTTCAGACCGTGACGTTGCCCGGTGGTAGGAACGAGATCCAATTCTCATTAACCGATGCAGATGCACCAAAGGGGTGGAGTGATGGACATTAAAAACGACGACGACGATGACATCATGATCTACGATAGCAGCCCCAGCAA